CCAGCAAGAGTAAATGAAGCTGAAACAATTCCTCTTGGTGATGTAAGTTTTGGACAGAAATCAGTAAAACTATTTAAAATAGGTAAAGGTTTTAAAATTACTGATGAAGTTAAAAACTATGTTTCATTGGATGTAATGAGTATATTTGTTCGTGATTTTGGTGTACAACTTGGATATGCCCTTGATACTCTTGCAATGGATGTAGTAATTAATGGTAATCAGGTAGATGGTTCTGAATCTGCTCCAGTAATTGGTGTTGGTAGTACTTCTGATGGTATTCAATATCGTGATTTACTAAGAGTTTGGGTAAGAGCTTCAAGATTAGGACGTAATTTCAAGAGTATGGTAGGTGGAGAAGAAGAAGCTATTAATATTCTTGATTTACCAGAATTTAAAATACGTCAATATGGTACTCCTCTTGCAAATCTTAATCTGAAAACTCCTGTACCTAATAGTGCTGATTTTTATATTCATCCTGGTGTACCTGATAATCAAGTATTATTGATTGATCCAAGAGCTGCTTTAATAAAATTAACTGCTCGTCAATTAATGTTGGAATCAGAAAGAATTGTATCAAATCAGACAGAAGCTATTTATGCTACAATTACTACTGGATTTAGTAAAATGTATCAAGATGCTGCAATTCTTCTGGATGGTAGTAAAGAATTCTCTAGTAATGGGTTCCCAGATTACATGGATATTGATAAGTTTATTACTTATGCTATTCAACAGTAATAAACCCCGGCAAACTTCAATTATATAACCAGAAGTGGTAGAAGTTCTATTTTTCTGAAAATTTTGAATCGGTTTTAGTATAAGATTATATATTTATGATATATTAAAAAATAGAACTCTACCACTTCTTTAATCAAGAACTAATTTTAACTTAAAAAACTATGGTAAAAGTAACATTAGGAAAAAAGGCAGGTATATTTCATGACCCTTCTTCTGGCATAACTATAAAAAAGGGCGAAATAAAAGAATTATCTTCTATTCAAGTTAATAATAGAAAAATAAGAGCTGCATTAAATGGTGGTCATTTAGTATATGCTGATGTTGAAAAAGAAGAATCAGAGATAAATGACTCAAAGCTAAAAGAGAATTTTGAATCAATGGTAAAATCTGGTAAGGATATCTCA